TTTAGTAAGAGCAGAATCCGCTTCAGAAGTTGTGCCCCTACCCGTTCGGTAAGTTGCTTCTAAAACATCAGCAACACCATAAGTTGATGTTCCTGTTGTTCCTCCAACGGTTGTTGAAGAAGTTCCATCTGAACTAGCTCTATAGAAAGTATATTCAGCTTGGCCTTCAACTGGATCAATATTAGTGTCGCCTACTTCCCAGTAGTGCAAACCTCTATTGCCCCATTCTTGAAAAAGAATATTTAAAGAACGTCTTGCTGTTTTTAATTGATATCCCGAAACAGATTGTAAGCCAATTCGCTCGTAAGCTTCTTCGATAATCTCATCAACAGCAAATGTTTTGTCGAACGTTACTGTTCCGGAAGTAGTATTAGCCATGCGCTACCTCCTAATATAGCTTCTTAAATTCTGCTACAATAGTATACATGTTTCCAGAATCTGCTGCACCTGGAACCACAAAGTTTACATCACTTTGGTTACTGTTCGAAGATTTATCTGCTGGTATGCCACCAAATTCTCTAAAATCCCAATAGCCTGTTCCTGTTAAACCAAGAACTGGAATGTCACCATCTGAATCTTCTTCATCTAGACGACCATAAGTGTCTCCACCATCACCGGCTACACATGAAAACCAAATTCTTTGTAGATTTAAATGCGCAACTGAATCTCCTGCAGCGTTTGAATCTAATGCTGAAACATCTCCAAAAACTGTTGTTTTACCTGTTCCGTCTGATTGTTGAACTAATTTGATAACAACTCTTACAGCATTTTGCTGTAGAATTGTTGGTCCTGTTACCGTATCTGCCATAATCCCTCCTTAATCAAGATTACTAGATGGGGCCGAAGCCCCATCTTAAAGTTTATTAGTTAGTGTAACTTACACCAGGCGAACGAGTTACCGTACAGTCTTTTAACCAAAGTACATCAGCTGCTGCTGTGTCACTTGATGTAAAGATATAAGGTACTATAACATCGCCATCGTCAAAAGTATATGCTGCTGTTGTTGCTGGTGCAGCTAAAGTACCTGCTCCTGCCACTGCATTCACAACAAATGAATAAGTTACTACACCTGCTGATGAGAGAGTTATTTTTACTCTTAAGTTTTGACCATCAACTGGAACTGAAGCTCCACAATCTGTCGAAGTAGATGTTCCTGAGTTATTTAAGTCAGTCATGATTTCAAGGTTTGTATCACCCATTGCTCCAAATGCAGCAAAGTCAGTATAAATACCATCACCAGCTGCGGCTCCGTCAAGAATTGGTACGTGACCATCATTAAAATCTTCAACTTTTCTAAACCCAATACCACAAGCATCATAGTCAGTCCAATCAGGTGTATTGAATGTTGCTTCAATAGTAGCTGCATGTGTGCCAATTGTAATGCCATTAGCATTTCCACCTAGTGGACCACCTGCTAAGACTACTTCTAGTCCTGTTGCAGCTGCTGTTTCAGTATCCATCTGTAAATCAAATCCAGCTTGTGTTGTAGCTGTATCTGTTGCTGGAACTGTTCCATCTAATTGTGGAGTTTTACCCGCTACTGTATAAGCACCAATAGAAAGTGCTGTTGCTGGGTACATTTCGTTATTTGGCCCAAAAAATAGCATTCCAAATTTATCTTCAGTTGCCATTACACCGTCAGCTGAGTTACCAAAATTTGTAACAATAGGTGCTGCACATGTAATGTAATTGTAGTTAAAAATTGTTGCTGGTGTTAGTCTTGTTAACGTTCCTTTAACTACTACATTTCCACTTGAGTCAATAGTGAACTTATCAGTGTATGCGCCCGTAGCGGCGGCTTGTGCGGAAACTTTAAGACCAGATTCTGCTCTTACTGTTCCCTTAAACGTTGTATTTGCCATAATTATATCCTCCTAGTTTGCGAATGTAGTCTCTAGGCCGTCGACTATACCGCGTCTACATTCTAATTAATTTGTATAGTGATTAATCTATAGCCCAAATTTGAATTTGGCGCAAGGGATCTTGTAGTAAAAAGTTGATTTTTGATAGCGCTTAAGTGGCTATCGAAACTTCGGGCTTGGCGTCTTTTTGTTGGACCAGACGAGTTGCTTCTTCAAACTCTTTTGTAACAATCTCTTTAACAATTTCCTGAATTTTTTTGTCGATATATCCCATATTTATATTATATCTGCCCTCCTTCAGGTGCTCTTGATGCCACTCGAGTTCCAAGGACCGTTTCATATTGTATAGGTCTTGAGTCATTTATAACCTCCTCATAGGTTATCCATTTACTCCTTAATGAATCGCTAAATCCATCTTTTTCCCACTTTACATCTTTTTGTCCTACTTTGTCAAGTATTGCTTTCTCAATAGCTATAGCATTATCCTCTGATTCTACAATAAAATCAGCAGCATAATCATAAGCTCTAATTTGAATTCTAAATTTTTTCATGTTCTCACCTTACATTCTTACTTTATATGTAAAATGGGGCGATTTTAAGGCCGCCCCATTTAATTAGTTATTACGCACCTTCAACGCCGAAGATACCTCTATAGTCGGATACTCCAAATGAGTATCTTTCTCTAGCTTTGTATCTAACGTTGCCAGTATCGAAATCGCCTTCCATCGCAGTTTTTAATGCTGCTCTTTGAAACATTTTCATACCGTTAGGCACATCAGTAATAATATACCAACTATCTGTATCAGTTAGGTAATTGTTCACTCTATATCCTTGAGGAATCATACCCATAGATACACTAGCATTGATATCATTATCTGCTGTTCCAGTTCTGCCTTGAGATTTTGTTAATCTCTCAGCGTTGAACTGATTAGCTGAAGGAATTATCATTTTAGTCCCTCTAGCCGCTACTCTCAATCCACGTTCATCCGTCATGCCAGCAATATCAATTAATGCTTGCTCTAATGATGTTTCATTTAAGTCTGCTTGCGTAGTTAAAGTATTTTTAACTGCTGTTCCACTAATTGTTGTGTGATTAGTTGAAAACAGAGAAACGCCGTCACCCGCCTTGAACGAAGCTATCGAAGATAGACCATTGTTCAAAGGTGTTACAGCTTTTACTTGTTTCGCATTAGACATAGAACGTGCTAAAGCTTTTGTGTATCTAGAAGCAATTCTATCGTAGAGATTATCTTCGATAGCTTCTTCTGTGATTGCAAATGCTAAAGCAATTGTGTCATGAGTATAACGTGCAGTGTAAGTTTCTTGAGCTTGATCAAATGATACGCCAGAACCTTCCACTTTTACTTGTGCGTTAGCGAATCCAGATAACATAACTTCCTCTTCGAAAGCTCTGTCACTTGATTCTGTAGTATAAATTTCAGCGTGCTGATTTTCATACCGTTTGTACTCCAGGCCGAATAGTGCATTCAAACCTGGCTCTAGTTCTTTCACTAGCTGTGCTCGTGATATTGCCATATTATGCTCCTATTACGTTCCAGTTCCGACAAATTCGGACAAGTTAGAAACAACTTCTAGAGAACAATAAGCTGCTGTAAGGTCGTTGTTTTCAACTTCCTCAGCACTTCTTAATAATCTCCAAGAGTGTGTTGTTGCATGTGTTGCCGCGATGTCAAGAGTTGTTGTCGATTTACCTGTTGTAGTATTTCCGCCTGTATTTGCATACACGGAGAAAGTTTCCATAAACTTCACGTGAGCTGCAGGAACATTAGCTGCTACTGCATCATCTGAAGCTATAGTATACTTCTGAAAAGGATAATCATTAACAAACGCTTGTGTGTCTTCACTGTTTGCTGGAGTAATTGTTGCATCGTACCAATGAGCCCATGTAGGCTTCAAAGTAGATGCTGCATTATAGAAGATTCCGAATAATACACCTACTGTTGTAACAGTAGTTGCACTTTCACCAGTGATCATATATCCGCCAGACGATTTCATCGCCTGTCCGTTAAAAAGATCAGAAGTTGAGTATCCAGCATCTATCCAGTACTGAGATAGACCTTGAGTCGCAGGTGTGTTACCTAACGTCCCATTTGGTCTAAACCCAAAACCGGCTGAGTTTCTATTAGCCATGTTTTACTCCTTAATGTTTACATAAATGTAAACGGGTTAATTTAAATCGATGAGTAGGAATAGTTAAAAAATTAACTTTTCTTTGTACCACCGAAGGTTACGCGAGACTGCCTGTCAACATTGATAGGCATACTCTTATGCTCTTCCCTCATTAAATCGTTTTCAACCGCTTCGTTCTGACCTTCTGCTTGTTTAGCAAAATATTCAGTCCGAGACTTCGCGATTTCTTCGGGCACCCTTGCGAGTACAAGGCCACCTACCCCGATAATCCCCTTGTATTTTCCTTCAGTGACTACAGGATAATCAGTATCTTTATATTCATCGGCTCTCACCAATTCATAACCAGATCTTAATCTTCCAGAGATATTTTTAGAATCTTGAAATCCTAAACTCTCTGCCCGTATCCATCTGTGCCTGAATCCATCAGGTGCAAGAGGTGCATCTAGAGAAGATGGAGGAGTCCACACTTTTGGCCTTTCAGTCTTTTGCCGTGTTTGACTCGCACGTGAAGTTTTTTGTTCTTTTTCCATATGCTTATGCTCCTTCCGTGAGTTTTATTTGTTTTGCATATTCTTCGAGTGGCACACCTAATTTTTTAGCTATTGCTACCTGTGAAGATGTGAGTCTCACAGTGTTGCGCCCAGGTCTTACGCTTCTTGTCGCTGAAGCCACCAACTGATTGGTTCCTGGCGTTTCTGTACTTCCACCTTTAGCAAACTTATGGGGAAAGTCAACCTTTATTCTTTTATCTATTTCCACATAGTAATCATCCGATTTTGGATCAAAACCTTCCTTATCAACCAAATCCTTATGATGTTCAAAGGCAGTAAACGTCATAGCTCGGTTTGTGCCAAACCATTTGTTTCTGCTTGCCCATGCTTCCGCTTGTGGATCGGGTTCAGGTAAGCTTTGTGGAGTTTGCTGTGGTAATCTTCCACCGTCTGAAAGTTGAACAGGTTTTTCCTGCTCAACAGGTTCTATTTTTCTTTGCTCCAATTTTGCATTTTCAAATGCAAGCGAAGCAATTCTTTTATTAGCTTCAACTTGAGCTTCTGCGTTTCCAGATTCAATGGCACTTGCCAATTCTTTTAGAGCAGATTCCATTCCAGTTTTAACATTTTTCTCAAATCTAGACCAATAATCAGTATCCATTTTTTTAAATTGAGACTGATCTTGCTTTCTTTGATATTCCAAAGCTTGAGCATATTCAATAGCAGCGCCTTCTCTACGTTCTGCTTCTCTCATTTTTCTTGTGAGTTTAGAAATACGTGATTGAACGCCTTTACTATATTCTTCAAGTTTAGTATCTTCTTCTTTTACTGGTTCTTCTTTTACTGGTTCTTCTTTTACTGGTTCTTCTTTTACTGTTTCCTGTTCCGTGGTCTCTACTACTTCTTCCTTTTTTTCCTCAGGAATGGTTACATCCACTTCAGGTCCTGAAGTGTCTAAATCCACCTTTGGATCTTCTTTCTTTATTTTATTTTCTTCTGGCATTGTTTCCTCCAATGATTAATATTTATGCAAGATATCCTCTGGATTCTTGACAGTTGCTAAAATTTCATCTTCATTCAACAACCTAATTTCCCCACCTTCAATTTGTATACGTGATCCTGCATAACGCGCAAAGATCACCCAATCACCAACCTTGCACCATGGACCTGAAGGATATCTCTCTTTATCCTTATAACATTGAGATCCCATCGCCAATACGTTTCCGCATTGTGATGCAACCTGTTGTTTGTCCAGTGTGTCTTGTCCCACAAGAATTCCACCTTTAGTTTTTTCATCCATTCTAAATGGTAAAACTAAAATTCTCCAGCCTGTAGGTTTAGGTAATTTTTCTGTTTCTTCTCTGTACTTTTCCGCTAAAGCCAGTTTAAGCTTTGGGTTTTCCTTTTGCGATGTCAACGACTGTTCCGTCATTTTGCTCCTTATGTTCTAGCAGGGCAGAGAGTTCCTGTTTAGTTGCCTCTAGGGCGTTTATTTGTCCTATTATATACTTATATGTTTCCATGTTGTCAACCCCACCGGACGTTACACTGAGTGACAATGCATTTATCTTATTATCTAAAGCTCTGCGTAATTTGTATATTACGTTTTCTAAATCCATTAAATTAAATCTTTATAATATTTCTCATAGCTTTTATTAGATGCATATTCATCACCTAATTTGCTTTTAATATGTGATCCAATGTATTTTTCTTTTTTAGGAAATACAAAATTTACTTTTGTTTCTCCTATTTCTT